CCTGTATAGATGCGGTGTGGTCTAGCGCTGGTGTTGCAGATTGAACGTCAGCAATTTGTGCAGCGGACATAAAGTCAAACAGGAAGATGCTTTTGCGGTTTTGTTCCTGCACCGTAGTAGCTACAGCGCCAGTGCCGCCCGGCAAATACCCTACGCCAGAAGCACCACTAGCAGTAGCTAAAGTCTCAGCCGTAGCCAGCGTCCCCGCAGTAGCAGGTAGGTTTAGTGTAACGTCAGTGGGTGTGGCGTTGGGGTTTAGGATTATTCCACCACCCCCGGTGGATTTTAAGTTTAATGGCATGGTATTCCTTTAGCTGTGAAGGTGCGAGATTTTAGGAGTTGGATTACAGTTTGCATATGATTACTCCAATGGTTGACCAGAAGATGATTAGGCCGAAGGCTATTAAATTGAATATGGTTTTGTTGGTCATATCAATTAACTAAAGTCCCAGACCAGAATGTTTCAAGCAAACCAGAACCCTGAACACCTACAGTCTTGGTGCTACCACCCACCAATAGGTAAGCTGTTGCAGTTTGTCCAGCGGTCATTTGGCAAATGGTAGAGAGCGATAAAGCACAGTCCCCGCTTGCGCTTGCTATTGCCGCAGGAGAAGGCTGAATATAGTAATTTGCACCCCCAGCCAAAAGCCTAACCCACCCAGTTGTATGACCTGCACCCACGTTATTTAGCTTTAGAGTAATATCGAATCGATAGATTCCGTCCAGCGGTGCGGTGAAAGTTCCAGCAGTGTGGTTATTCGACTTATCGAATTGCTCAGAGTCGAAAGCAATAAATACTTCCGTACCGTCACCTGTCACATTTGTGGTTGCAGTGGACAACGATGAAAGAAAAGCTGGCTGATTAGCTGCGGTAGATACCGAACCTATTCGACTCGTACCGCTGTTGCTCTGTATCGCTCCATTTCGTGGATTGGTCACAGTGCTGTTGTACACGTTGCCTTTTAGTTTTCCGAATATGTTGGTCCCAACCGCACCCACTAAATACAGTGAGTTGTTAGACCCATCTGCGTAATTTATATTTCCGTATACGTCAACGTTTTCACAGCCCTTGAGTAGCACACCTGTGTCATCGCTACTTAAAAAAATCTGACCGCTTTGTGCTTTGGCTGCGAATGGGTCGCAAGTAACAACCACCGCTTGTCCGTCACATCCTCGCGCTACCGCACGAATGCTAAAGTTTATGGCTGGCAAATCTGAATATCCGTTTGGAGACTCCGTAAATGCTGTATCTACCATTACACCGTTACCCGCTGTGCCTTTACACCCCTCCACTATTACGTCAGCAGAAAAGTCAACACAACCCAAGAATTTAACAATGGCATTGTCAGCAGGCGTATTTATATTTTTGTAAACCCCTGTTACTCGCAACGATTTACAGGCATCGTAGAAATCTATACGTGAATCAGTGTTTTTGGCATCAAACTCTGTGAAATCTGCCGTTATGTTGTAGGAGTTTTGACCTACCAAAACACAAGCCAAACCGCGACATGCTGTGAAAGAAATATCACGCGCATATCGCAGGTTTATGTGCATGTTTTCAAAAGTAACGCCAACGAATTTGATTCCGCTTACGGGTGTTATCTTTTGAAATTGCAGTGCTGTCGTGCTTGGGTAAGCGTTGACCGTACCAGCCATCAAAGTGAAAGCTGAGGCCGTTGCAGTTCGAACTAACGCAAGTTCTTTCCTGCGCGTCTGCCGTAGGTTTGACGTACTAAAATTTGCGTAGGTCCGAGCCTTATCTCCAAACGCATCAGCCCCGCCCTCGGTGTATGCGTCTGTCGCATCTGTTGGGAAGTTTGAGAGCAGAAGCAAATCATTTGCAGCAAAGGAATTTGCCAGAGTGAAGCTGCTTGCAAACTCAGCAATCGTAGACCCGTAGCCAACACCAGAACCCAAGGTCCCCCACAGCTTCATGTATGCAGTGGGCTGGCCTTGAACGGATACAGCGGGACCAATGATTTTCCCCGGCCCATACACCAAGGTGTTAGAGCAGGCGGACAAATCTAAAATTGTGGAGGATGAAACACTAATGTCCGAGTCAAGGTACAAAGCACCGCCAGCGGAGGCTGTAATGGCCTGCTGAAACGTACCGTACTCGCTGGCGTAGGTTATCTTTCTTTGATGCGCTTGCACCGTAGTAGCAACAGCACCAGTACCAGCAGGGGTGTAGCCTGCCTTACTAGCATCTACCTCGCCATTATTCTTAATTCTAGTAATCTCTACTAGCGCACCCGAAGCCCCCTTGCTTACTACTAAGTCACCGCTATTAGAGGTGCTAAGTGTAATGTTATTGGCCGGGGTATTTGACTGACCAACCTGAACGTTGGCCGAATTGATTGTGCTCATGTTATCCTTAAACTATGGTCCATGTGGAACCACTAGGGGTAGTTACTACTACACCGGGGGCTATGGTCACTGGCCCAAAGGTACCAGCATTAAAACCTGTTTGAATAGTGTAGCTATTGTTGATGGTGTTACCGTTCTGGAAGAAGGCTTTATCACCGCCTGCACCACTGGCTGCACCAGCGGCCTCTGCTGCACTGGCTGCTGCTGCAACAGCACTAGCTGTAGCGCTAGTAGCACTGCCCTGTGCGCTAATGGCACTGTTGCTGGCGGCTAAAGCGCTAGCTGCGGCTGCACCTGCGCTAGCTGATGCACCAATAGTAGATGTGTTTACGTTGGCATCAGCGGCTTCTGCTGCAAGCATGATAGCCTGCCGAGCATTAGTGTCTAGAGCAAGCTCTGTCAACCCGCTACCGTCAGTAAAGTCTACGATAGGCGCAGTCTTGGGTGTGTCGCGATAGATAACAAGCAACAAGCCCGCTGGCAATACATAGGTTGTATGAAGCTGATAAGGACCAGATAGCGTAAAGGCTAGTACATCTGTACGCACATCTGAGCTATCGAGGTAGTATGCTTTAACATGGCTAGCGTCAATGTAGCCACCAGCAAAAGAGAAATTCCAGTCTGATGTTAAACCATCAGTAGTATAAATTGTTTGACTTAGCAACTGCTGTGTTGGCGTAGGCATAAGCCTCCTTAGAAAGAAAGCCCCTCACTAAGGAGGGGCGTAGTATAGGTACCTATTCCTTAAGGTTATTAAGGGCTGGTACTAAGAAAGGGATACGGGAACCGGGTATGATCTTAAGGGCATCATTGATCTCATTAGGACTTTGGATGTACTTCCAAATGTCATCGACTAAGCTACTTGCTGGGAGGATGTAGGTACCCACGAATCCTGACTCTACCCCAGCCCTACCGCCTGTGCTAGGCACACCAAGGTCTTCTGGTAAGGCTGCTGTAACTAGGTCAAGGAAGTCTCCTGCCATACCTGCTTTAGCCACATAGTTAAGTGTGGCCCTAGCAATGGTGTTAGGCTGTAGGCGCTCTTCTAAGAACGCTTCTTGGTCTGGCCTACCAACACTACTAACGTAGGTACGGAGCATGTAGATTGGTGCTGCAACGGACATAGCCCCAAGCAACATACCCAAGGCGGCTGGCGTACCATGTAGGTTACGCTGGCGGCCCCACTGCTTCTCCATAGAAGTCAAGCTAAAGGTGCGGAACTGGGTAAACATCTGTACAACACCATCATGCGCCCATGCACCTCGTTCACCAATGAAGGTACCTTGAATGATCTGGTGAGTACCACGCCACACGGACTGGATGACGGCCTCACGAATGTCTGGGTCAGGTATCTTAGTTGCATCAAAGCCTAGTGGCCTACCAGCACTGTCGAAGCTAGCGATAGCCCCGAGGTTCTGGCGTAGGTGCTGGCGCACGTTTTCTGTGATACCGAAGTCGTCTAGTGCTTTATCAGACTTACCATCTTTCACGTAAGTTAGCATCTTCTTAACGATCTGCTCAGCCATGCCCCGCTGCTGGGCGCTATGCACTGCTCTCCAGCCAGACAGTTTGGACTGTAAATGACCTGCCCCACGGAGCAAGCGGTCAGTCAGAGTAAGTGTATCCTTACCGTAGGTTGGGTAGGCTAGGTTAGGGTTATCAAATGGCATGACCAGCTTGTAAGCGTCAGTACCAAACTCTGCCCCAGAGTATTCCTCTATGTTGCTCAGCCAAGGGTTATCAACCTTCTGGCCTTTAGACAAGGCAATGATCTCTGATCGCAAGCGACCCATAGACCCTACGCTACTCAGCGCCCTGCTAGCGCCTACGTGGAAGATACCGTTAATCGCCTCAGATAACTGATTGAACACGATACCACCCAAGCGTACCACACTGTTAGCTTGCATAGCGCGGCTAGCCCACTTACCTGCTGCTGTACCGAAGGGTTCGCTAAAGAACTCAGCCGCCATCTGGTCAAAGGCTTCTATGTCCTTTACGTTAGCTTGCTTACCATTCTCGCCATAGCGCACAGCCTCACGGATAACTTGCAAACCGGGCTTACCACGGATACCGAACTTAGCTAAGGCAATCTCACCGCTGGCTTTACCTGCTTGTGCTTTGAACAATGCTACTTGATCTGTGTCAAAGAGGTCCATTAGCTTAAAGCCATTGTAGTCTTTGTTCAAGTCTAGGTTCAAGCGCTTCTTAGTGAAGCCTGCCGCACCCTTGGTGAACTTATCCATGTAGTCATTGATGGTGTCTACTGGTAGGTCCATGCTACGCAGGGCCTCTTCCACATCGTTAGCACTGGCACTACCGCCCATTGCTGTACCGTAGTCTCCTGCTGCCTTATCCCGCATACGCTTGATGTAGGCACTTGCTAGCTTATCACTAAACGTCATGTCCCATCCTTCGATGGTAATGAACTGCTCAGTCAGGGCTTGGTGTAACACAGAGCGTTGCTCGTTAGTCAGGGCCATCACCTTCTCTGGTGACATGCGGTGAGGCATATAGCCTTTACTGTCGAGTGGCAACCCATCTGAGCCAAGCGTATTAACCCGGCGTTGCTCATTAGCACTGCGTTGGTAGCCAGCATCTAGGCTGTCAGCAGCAGCATTAACATTCTCGTCCATACCACGGTAGCCTTTAGTCTGCCACCGGGCCTCTCGCTCGTGGGCTACTAGCTTGTTAAACTCTGCACGGAATGTACCACCGTTCCAGTTGTCTAGGTGTACGCCGGGGCGACCCTTAGACCATGCGTTGTAGGCACCGTCTAGGTCATTGACTACGTTACCCATAATCATACGCTCTGTAATGCCCTTAGCGATCGCGGCTGTAGCGTTGCGCTTACCTGTTACACCGCTAGCATCTTCTACTAGCTGGCTAGCAACCATCCGAAGCAAGGGGCTATCTGACTTAAGCATAGTCAGGCCAATAGAGGATACGTTAAAGATGTTGTTGTCGGAGAGGTTCTGTGCCCTAGCATCCCATGCTGCATCCTTTGGGTTAGTAATAGCCCACTGCTCTGCTTGCTTATGGAGGGCCAGCATAACCTGAGCTTCTTTGCGTTCGTTAGGTGTACTCATAGGTACGTTAGCAAGACCGAAACGGATGAAGTCAGGGTCTTGGCTTAGCTCGTTAACAACTTCTGCTGGCTTAGTGGGTACTGCCATCTTAGCAATCTCTGACGGGCCCGCACTGTCTAAACCTTTAGCCGCATTACCAGCGATTAAGTCTTCTACGAAGTCCTTAAAGGGTGCTTCTGCACCAAGATAGCCTTTCTCTTTAGCCAGCTTGAATACCTTAAGGGCTGATTCTACTAGGCTCATTAGTGCCGACAGTAGCGCCCTAGGCAGGTCTAGTGCTGACGTAGTTTCCTTAGCAGCAACAGCCTCAAAGTGTTTGACCATCTGCTCTGCTGAATACTCGTTGAAGTTAGAGAAGTAATCGTTAAACTTATCTGCCTCTGCTTTAGTCGAGAAGGCTTTGCCAATCTCAGCACGTAATGAATCAACGGCTCGTCCGTGTACTGCTGGAACGTAGGCGGTAAGGCCACCGCTACCGCTTGCATCGTAGGCTGAGGCCACAGGGCTACGCTTAAGCATAGACTCTTGGGCACCACCAGCTACGTCAAAAGTCTTCTTCCAAGTCTCCCAAGCATTGACCATTGCTTGTTGTTTCTCTGGGGACTGCTTGCTAAACTGGTGTGCAAATACAGCATGAGCAAACTCATGTGCTACTACCCGCAAGCCAGCACCGGGCTTAACGGCTACCATGCTTACGCCGGGCTTAATAATACCCTGTGCCCCGCTAGCGTTTCCGATACCAGTACCACCGTCAGTTAGGTGGATAGCCACATCTGGGATTAGCTGCTTACGCATAGTCTCAATGACCATTGCGTAGCGGGTGAACTCTTTACTCTTAGCAATACCCTCAACAAGGTGTACGCCGGGAGTAGCTACTAGGTTGTCTAGCTGTGCCTTGCGCTCAGCAAAGTCTTCTGTGGGTTTGAATACACCGTAGGTAGCCATCTCAGTGAACTGGTTATCACCTGTCATCTGTCGGCCTACCCTAGCCTCATTACCCTTAGAGGCAAACTTGGTTGCGTCCTCTGGTGAGATTAACTCTTGGATAATCTTCTGCTCGTTTGGTATATCACCTAAGGCATCGGTGATCGTGGTGTTAACGTCTTGCTCATGGAGCTTGTCCATAGTAGTCCGGAGCAAGGCAGAGTCAGCACTCTTGCCCACTTGCTGCTCAGCACGTTGGGCTAAATCAAACTCACGCGCAATGGCCTTCTCGCTTGCTGAATTGGCAATAGCACTCGCCGCACCACGGGCGCTCATAAAGGCCGCACCAGCCCCCATAAGGCCGTCAGCTACCAGACTGATAGCCAAGTCTGCTGGCTTGAACTCCCCGTCTACGCGCTGTTTAATGGCCTCTAGTGCGGTGCCGCTAACAAGGTTCTCACCAATAGAACTCGCGTACCCTGCACTGGTATTGCCAGCTTTCATGAGGGCCTCAGAACCCCGTCCAATGGCTCCTAGTGCCCTTGTAGCGGCAAAGGGTACCACCCAGTTTACCGGGCTAGCAAACTCTGCCCCGAACTGCAAAGCAATGGCGGGGCCTACACCGCGATCAGCCATTGTCTTCTGACGGGACTTCTCTTCGCTCCAGTCGTTGAGGTGCTGCTGTGCTTCGAGGGTACTCTTAGCCCCTGCGAAGTCGTTGACTAGGTGTGTATCAGCATCTTGTGGCAAGAGGGCCATGTCAGGCTTAAAGCCTGCTTCTTCCTCGAACTGAGGGGCAAACACTGCTTTGCTAATCACGCCCTCAAAGGTACCGCCTAAGGCAGCACCAAACATTTCTGTCAGGCTTGGGCGACCTTCGACATAATCCTTAGTGGCTACGTTCGCTGCGCTTAAAGCTGCATCGCGGGTAGCCGGATTAGTGCTAACGCCCATGCGGGATGTAGCCTGCTGCTGTAGGGCATCCTTGCGAATGTCCTTAGCTGACCCGGCCATACGAGACATAATCTTAGTACGGTAGTCTTGTGTTTCTTTAGGCAGCTTAGTTACGTCTGCCCCATCCTTAAGCCACTGGTCAGCATTACCCGGTCCCCAGTTATAGGCTGTCAAGGCAGTGGGCAAGTCACCGTAGCGACCTATCATTGCCTTCAAGTAATCCTGCCCAACGCGCTCTAGCTCTAGAGGGCTGTTGTCTTTAGCAGGGACCACACCAAACCCCGGCTTAGTCAGGGTAGTGGGCATAGTCTGCATAGTGCCAACAGCCCCCTTTGGGCTTACGGCTAATGGGTTGCCATTAGATTCAACTTGCTTAACCGTTTCAAATAGTTTAGTGTAGTCCATGTGTTCCTTATTTATCTGGCATAATCAACGAGGGTTCATTATGTACTTGCTTGTATTGCGTTGCTACTTTAGCGCTGTTTACTGCGGGTTTGTTCTTCCAGTTGGCTGCTATGTCGCTACCTGTAAAGGTGTGCATGACAAGCTGCTTAGCAGAATCGAATCCCCAGATAGCGAGGCGAGGTACCTTGTCTGCTGTATCTGGTAGCTGAGTGATCTTAAAGTCACCGTCAATGCGTAGGTCGCTTACTGTCTTATCAAAGTAGCTACGCGCTGCTCTGTTAATGTTAGATGCATCAACACCGCCTACTTCCTTAGGCAAGCCTCGGAGGTACTTAGTCATATCAGTAGCTTGCGTACTCTTCTCATAGCCGTAACCACCAATAACCGTAATGTCTTCGCTAAGCTCTAAGGCAGAGCGACTACGCATTACTGGGTCTTTGATGCTAGAGTTTTGACGACGTTTAAGTAACCCGGCTACTTCTTCGTAGTTGCTAATCGGGAAGGTGTCCATTCCAATGACGCGGCCTACTGCGCTTAGTGCGCTCATTACCCGGCCTGTCTTTACCTCGTCAATTAGCTCAGCGTCTTGCTTAGCGTTGACTGGCTCACCACCCGGTAGGGCAGCGTAAGAGTAGAACATCTGGATAGTCTGTGGTGTGGCTGGCTGTCCCTTAGACACCTCACGCCAGCGGCTAGCCAGTGTGCTTAGTTCTTTACCTGCATACTTCTGTGCTAGTACGTCACCGTTGTCACCAGCATACTTGACAATAGAGTTATACATCTCCATGCCTTGTGCTACTAACTCTGGATTATTTTCTCGGCGGCCTTGGTGTAGTCGCTGGCGCATCTCGTCACGGAATGACTCGTCTAGTAAGTCTACGTCAGCCTGCTTAGCCAAAACCTGCATACGCTGATCTGGCGGTAGCGTGGCTACCTTGGCAAATACTTCTTGCTGCAACTTAGGTTCTAGGTTGTTTAGGTACTCGCTACTTGCAGAGGGTGCTGTAATCCGCAGAGCATGGTTAGCAACCTCAAGCTCTCGCTGCGCTACCTTGAGATCATCACGGCCTAAGCGATCTGCCTCGCTTGCAAGATGCTGCTGGTAAGCTAGTGCCTTAGCGTTACGCTGCTCAAACTCTCGGGATAGTTCCTCATTAGAGATAAAAGCCCGCTTGTCACCAGTAGCCTTCTCGTAGTCTGCTTGCAAGCCTTTACGGTATGCACTAATGTCTGCCTCTGTAACACCGGGTAGATTGCTCATACCCCGGAAGTACGCTACTCGTGCAGCATAACCCTCAGGCAGCTTGGCCCTAGCGTCCAGTGTAGCTTGATGCCGTGCTAGCGCTAGCTTGTGCTGCTGCTCTGCGGTAAGCTCATTAGTAAAGCTGCTACCGTCTAGTAGATCAGATAGCGCAAAGTTCCCACTACGAATCTGCTTAACAAACTGATCTGTTAAGGTCTTATCGAAGTGGGCTTTGTCAATAGTCTCTGGGCGCTGCATTACCTCAGCTAGTTTCGCTACTAGCGGGATAGTGTCAGCTTCTTCCTTAGTACCGTCGCCTTGGCGAATCAGTTGGTCAGCTAGTCCGAGGGCCTCTGCTGCACCACCCGCTGCTTCGCTGATGCTTTGTGTAAGTACCTCTCCCTTGTAAGCAATGTTAGCTTTAGTACGGGCTTTCATAATGTGAGGCAACATACTAAACGTCTGCTGCTGTATCATCATGTCAGTGGCTTGGTCGCCAGTAAGCCTACTGTTCAGGAGCTTGTTGGTATGTTCCGTAAACTGCTCGTCAGTCATACGCCTAATATTAGGCATGTCCTGCTCAATCGAGTTGCTAATGTCGTTAGCAGCTTTAACCGAGCTATATGCACGGGCACCGTCTACTAAACTCGTTGTACCGAATAGCTTAGAGTACCAAGGCTGTTCGTCTACAATCTCTGTAATGGCCTGTTGGCTAGCAGCTTGCTGTGCCCCACGCATAAAGCTGGCATCGCGCTCTGCCTTAATGTGTGGTGCTAGCAAGTCCCCGCCTAGCTTGGCAAGTGCTGTGAAGGTAGCATCAGGCTGTACCTCAGGGACCATCATAGCCCTAGAGGTCATCTGGTTTGCTTGCCCAGTAATACCAGCACGTAATGCACCACGCTGCTCAGCTTGAGCTTGTGGTACACCTACCCCACCAGCAGCAAAGGTTACTGTCTGGCCTAGGCCCTCTGTGGGTGCGCCTAGTGTATTATCTTTTTGCATTAGGATTCCGTTCCGTAAGGGATACCGCTAGGGCCAATGGGGTTGTTGGGTTGCTTAAAGAAACCCTTAACTGAGTCGGTTACGTTGGCAAGGTTCGTGCCCGTCTTGGCTCGGATAACATCACCTAGCAGACTACCCGAGTAGTGCTTAGTCGTAGCAATGTCGTTACCGTAGTCTAAGCCATCCATCACCGAGGACTGGTCAAGGTTGTCTAACCCAGCCATAATGATGTTACGCTGATTCGTGGCAGCATCGTAGGCCCCTTGCTTCTGGGCTGCCTCCACGCGCTGCTGGATACGCTGGCGGCGAAGTGCAGTGGTACCCCTCACAATGTCAGCCACGCCCCCGGAAAGGCCGCTAAATGCGCTCGCAGCGGCTTGGGCACCTGCCTGTTCAGCAAAGCTGATTTGCTGCTCAAAGCTGTCTTGCATGGCGCTGTCGCGGCTTCTGCGATAGTTGGTCAGGGCAACCTCAGCACTGCTGGCTGTATTGCTCAGCACCCGCTGGTTGGTCACGCTCTGTGTATAGCGAGATAGTGATGCCTGCTTAGAGCGTAGCGCGTTGCTTGCACCGCGTACCAAGTTAGAAGCCGCTGCGTTGGCCCGTGCTACCGTGTTAGCAGCATTGATGTTAGCTTCCTCTATCACCCCGCTACCAATGGACATGATAGCCTTAATGCCGAAGTCGGCGGCTTCTGCTGTTATCATAGTTAAACCTTAAAAACGTTGCACTCTATTAAAGAATTGACCACCCCACTCAATAGCGGTAATGTTCAGTGGTCCCCACTTTCTAGCGGAGATTGTTAGTGAATAGTCCCGCGTCTCTCGACCTACCGGAATACTGTGTTGTCCTGTGGACACTGGCTCTATACCTAGCAGGTTAACGGGGTCGCCTAATGTACGCCCATTGAATGTGCTAGTGCTAACGATACCTTGATGGGCTAAGTCCCATGTCATGCCGTTAGTAGACTTGTAGGCTACGATCAATTTGCTCACTGTTAAGCGACCAGACAAGATAACCTTCTCTTTACCATCCAGCATGTAGGGGTTGGTAAGAGTCACACTAGCTGGGAACTCAGACCCTACTACTAACCCTGCCCGAGGCCATAACGTGTCGCTAGCTGCGGCAGTAGCCAGAGCCGTACCACGGAGGTACTTGGTGGTTGAGTTATCGTAGACCGCCTTGAAGCCGCCTGCTGTAGATGACTGCAACGAACCAGATAGGCCCGCCCAAGGGCGTTGGCTGTCTAGGTAAGGCTTGCCTGTGGCTGCTGTGGATAAGCCACAACTGTCTACTACCACATAGGTCAGGCTACCCCGTTGACGGATAGAGAATACCAACAACTTGTCTAGAAGTGTGCTTGTGCCCACGATAGAGCCTAAGTCTTGGTGGAATTCCCAACGGCTCCATGAGTCCATCTTACGCCCACCTTGTACGTCAAGGTAAGAGAATACGTACAGACCATTACGGTATGAGTCAGTACGGGCAAACAGGAAGCTAGGTGTACCGGGTAGGTAAGACATACCAACCACACCGCCTACGATGTAGTCAGCTAACTGGCTAGACACCGGGAATGAATCCGGGCTGTTGTAGTTCTGACCGGGCTGAATCTGGTGGAAGCCACTAGCCCCACCCGTACGCTTGGTATAGAAGATCAACCCACCTGCTGCTGTTGGCGGTGCGTCTACCACATCACGGTAGCTTGACATGACTGGCATGTTAGCTGCTGTAGGTGTTAGAGCCTGTGCCCCAGAGATTAGGTACTGTCGCTTAGTCCCGAAGATAACTAAGTTCTGGTCATACAGTACACTGTACTTGATGTAGTCACTCTCGCTACCCTGTGGTGTCATCTCAAAGGGGTCATCACCCGGCACGGTTAGTACAGTGCTACGGTAGAAGTTTAGGAAGTCGTCAGTCTTACTCAGGCTAATGGTTCCACCGCTACCTACGAGCAAGCGAGACTGGAACACACCTAAGTATGTCACTTGCTTGCCAACAAAGGCCGGCTGTGGGTTAGACTCATCGTCACCTACGGTAGATGCAACCAACTGGGGTACACCGCCTCCGGGAACTAGGGCGTTAAGCACTGCCGGGGAGCTAGCGCAGTACACCTGACTACCAATAATGGTTAGGTTGTATAGCCCAGAAGTAAATGCTTGCTTCGTATCAGCGGCACCCTCTGTCCAAGTTACCTCAGAGAAGGCGCTAGTCTCACCTGACTTAGATACAGCCTTAAGGTAGTAAGCCTCTGTTGAGTTCTTACTACGGACCTTGACCACCTTGCCGGGGTAGTGCCATGTTGACACCTTGTCGGCAGAGTCTATCTCGTCGGCCACTGCTCGGATAAGGGAACCGTCACCGTTATCGTCTACTTCAATAGACTTGACTAGGCTACTATTAAAGCCGATGGTAGAACCACTGACTGTATGGGCATGGCCTGCTGTAGTCAGCGCTGCTGAGATCATACTAGCAATGTACGATGGCTGGGTCTTGGTAGACGCATCCTGAATCCACGCAGTCACAGCAGAGTTGTAGGCATTAACCCTATCGTTAACTTGCTTCTGGTAATCAGTAGCCGCTGCTGGAATGTCCGAGGTACTCAGGGTACCAGCATACGATGCCGTTGGTGTGGTGTACTCAGCCTCAAAGCTACCACCCGCTTGCCAGTAAATCTTGATGCGGTACTTGCGGTTAGCAACACCAGACCGGAACCAGATAGCGGCTTTGCCTAGGTTGCTAGGCGTATTCCATATCTCGGATTCTGAACCACCCGCTACGAGGTTGTTGGCGCATAGGTATAGATACTTGCCTACCGGGGCAACACAAGCCACCCCGTTAGACCGGAGGTGATTCATTGGCGTATCTGCGCCATTCTCTGTTAGTGTCAGGAAGGCATTGTCTGTCTTGTTATACACGACAAGGGCTGGGCTAGTCGAGCTAGCGCTACCCTTACGGTACAGTACCACGTACTCTTTACCACCAGTGGCCCAGTCAATAGAGGACCACGTAGCAGTGTCAGACACAAGGCTAGCATAGTCAGGGTCTAACCCTGCTGTAGTCTTGAATAGTACCTCGTTGACAAACTCACTACCCTGCCTACGGATAAGCCCGTTAACCGGGTCTGACAGCATGTTGACCTGCTCTGCGTGTTGACCGGGTGATCGACTGTGTGCTACTTGCTGTGACACCCCATTCAGCAAGGACTGATAACTCTTGGCTACTTTCATTAGTACACCTGTCTGCGTGATACACGCTTAATACGTTGAAGGCGTTCGTTACTGTTAAGCAGGTTTACGGATAGCTGTCTGATGTTCTCAGAGTTAGCCCGCATCCTTGCTTCTTTGTAGTCCTGCCCAAGCTCAGCCCTCTTGTTAGAGTCGGCATCAAAGTCTGACTGGAACTTAAGCACAGTGAGTGCAGCAATCAAATCGTTAATGCTGGGTGGGAGTTCCTCGAAGGGTACCTCACGGACCAGCTCACCGCTTACGTTCTCTGTGATGGTGTAGCTGTTAGTACGGGTATCATAGAGTCGCTGCCCACGCTGGACAATCCAAGGCTTAGGGGAGTTGAGTACACCAGTATCGCGTAGGCGCGTACCAGATCGGAACTGTATTGTGTCGTTGGATAGCTGAATCTGTTGGTTAGCCGGGCTAGGCACAAGGTTTACAACCTCAGTGTTAAACCACCAACCCGGTGTTTGTACGGTACGGTTACTCTTAATGAGCAAGCGCTTTGCACTAGCCTTGTACTCATGTGGCTCAGACTCAGAGTTAAGAGGGGCTTCGCCCATAGAGGCTAGGCAGGAATTGATTACGTCAAGAGTAGATGCCATAGGGACCAATCGAAAAAAACCCTCCGGTTAGGGAGGGTATGGGTTGTAAAGTGTTAGGCAAAAAGGTACTCCGAAGAATACCCGATTGTCTAGAACCTTAAGGTTTCAAGATTACAGAGGCGAACTCTGCACGGTTAGGCGTTACGTTGTAAGCCATGTGTGCGTCAACAAACCAGTTCTTGCTGATCTTGTCGTAGAACGCATCAGTAGTCAATGGGATGGTTTCGCCAGCCAGCAATGCTCGGGGAGAGAAAGCTGCTGCAACTACTTTAGAGTAGTCACCATCGTAGGCTGAGCCAAGCAAGTGACCAGAGATTGTGGAGCCGCCGGGGAAGTTAACAGAGTTAACGACTGGGACACCGTAGGTCTTCAAGACCATACCCTTAACGCTGTTGCCTTCTGCAGTCAGGTAGGTGGTATCAATCAACTGCTCGTTCTGGAGCAAGGTGTAGAACTCTGCGGGACGCAAAGCAATCATCACATCGTCAGCACGAGGGTCTACGTCTTTCTCTTCCATCTTGGTGAAGATGCCAGCAATAGCTGCGTACAGCTTAGCAGGGTCGAGAGCATCGCCAGCAGAAGCCAAAGTCTGCTGTGAGCCACCGTAGTGACCTTGAGGTTTGCCGGAAGCACCGGAACCTTTGTAGGTGGACTCAGTGAACAAGGCTGCTTTGATAGCCTGAATGAAGAAGGACTGGTCGATAAACTTTGCGAGCTTCTTGCCATGCTCTGAGCCAATCTCTTGACGAGCGTTGTAGGAAGTTTGGAACTGTTCCAGCAAGGGCAATACAGCACGAGCCAAGATCACAGTGTCGATGGTCAGGGTACGCTTAGCGAAGTCAGTACCAGTACCGTCAATAGGTTGACCAGCGGTAGCCTTCTGCAAGGTGGATTCACCAACGGCGAAGTTAGTTACTGCGTTGGTACCCTTAACGGTACGAACTGGAATCCAACCCTTGAGAACCGAGCGTCGATCAATGGTACCTTCTACGATACCTGTGAACTCTTCAAGGGCAAGAGCGTTAATCGCACCAGCTTGGTTTGATTGACCGGGGCGAACAATATTAAATGCGTCATCTAAAGCCATAATTGACTCCTTTGTTTAGTGTTAAGCTAGCGATATGCTAGAGTAGTATAGGTACCGAATCTTAGCGGGATGCTAAGCGACGTTGTTGTAAGGTAGCGTATTCCTTACTGTCTTCCATACGCCCACCGAGTTTACGGTTAAGCGCTGCTACTTCCTTAACATACTCACTAGAGGATAGTGGTCCATTAGATGAAGGTGCATTAGCTCCAGCGTTAGCCAGAGGATTCAGGGGTTCTTTGACCACGTTGTTTGCCTTATTGTAAACGTCTACGAGATACTTGATGGCGCTCTTAGCAGCAACGCCACCCTCGCCAAGCATCTTATTGATCTGGGCTTTCTCTTCGGGAGTGGCGTTAGCCCCAGCCCATTTCTGAATAGCCTGCCACTCTGCCTCGCCACCTGCTTCTTTGATGATAGCCTCACGGCTAGCTTTCTCTTTAGCAGCTTGCTCGGCAGTTACCTTAGTGTAGGCTGCCTCACCTAGAGCAACGAACTGTTCCCAGCCCTGTACGCCCTTCTGTGCTAAGGTAGCTTTAAGCAAGGCGAAGTCCCCTGCTTGGGCTGCCTTCATAGCAGGGTGTTCTACGGAGATTCCAGCCTTGCCAATAAAGTCAAGGGCCATGTCCAAGCCTACGTCACCTGTGGGTTCGTAAGCTACGGTTTCTTCCACTACGGGTACTTGTGGTACCTCAGGTGGTGTGCCAGCGATGTTACTTGCTGGGGCTGCTGGGGCATCACCGATGTTAAGGGTAATGTTTGGTTCGATTACTTGTTCTTCTGCCATGTTATCCTTGTGGTGTTACAGCGGCATTGCCTGCCGTGGTTGCTACTTCTTGTGCTACTTGAGCCTGCATTGCTTGCTCTTGCTGTGCTTGTGCTTCTGCATCAGTCAGGAAGAACTGACTAAGGTCGATGTTACGGCCTTGTCCAATGAAACGTCCAACGTCTTCATACTTAATGCGGGGCACTAAGCCGGGTGGTACTTGGGCCATTGCTGCCATGTCGCCCATTGCTGCTCGGAAGTTCTCTAGATCGCCGTTACGACTAAGGGCATCTAGTCCGGTTACGATAGTAACGTCTAGGTCAGCGCCAGCTAGGTTGAGATCGACCGCATCAAATAGCCAACGTGCTACGGGCTTCTGTACGCTAGCTGCTAGGGTAGAGTAAACACCACCATAGCTTGTCTCTAGCTCCTGTGCAGTAAGGCGTACTTCCTCTTGGGTAACTCGCTCAGCATCACGAATGATGGATGAACCCATTAAGAAGCCCCTGCTAATACGCTTCTCGTACTTGTCTAACACAGCGTTAGCTGTCTCGATAGCTTGAGGATTACCGCCTTGGGTAGGACGCACATCTTCCGGTACCCCGGCAAGAGCGTCACCGTTCTGGCTAGCGTTTAGCTCTTCGATACTGGTCATGCCTGTTGGGTTAACCATCCAGCGGTACTCCGTACCTTGCACAGCACCGTCCACTACAGACTCGCTCAGTGCGCTAAGGGCTTCAAAGTCTCCAGCATACTCTTCAACTAAGCCTGTGCCATAGTCGTGTTCGTCGGCTAAGTCCCAAGTGATTGCTTGGTATGGGCAACGCTCAGCAGGCCAGCGTCCGTTATACTCTTGGGGTAAGAGAATCTCGTTGACCCATTGGGTCATGCTGTAAGAGCCGTTGTCTTCCTTCTTAATCCACTTGTAGAAGCTAACAGTGGTGTCGTCGTGGAAGCGGGTACTCAAGAGCTTCTTGATCTTTACATCAATCTCATCGAAGCGCACGTCTTCCTTGACGCAGATGTGTAGGACTTGGCCTTCGAGGTTACGCCTTACAACGTACTTCTTAATGCCCATCACACGCATACCGTCTTTGCTCAGCACTAGCAAAGCATTACCAGCTACGATCAAGTGTCGCATAAGCTGGAATAGTTTAGGGCGTTGCCCACGGCGATCGAGTTCTTTGATAGCCTCTCGCTCACCATTAGCCAGAATGTCTTGCAACTGGATAGGAGTAAGCTTCATTTGCTGGGCCTGTGCCTTAGCCTTGGCTCCGGGTAGGAGCTTAGCAAATGGGCGACTCGGGGCAAACATAGCAAGCATCAGCTTGTTGCTCAGGTGGTTAGTACCTTGGGCACCAATGCTTTGATAGTCATGGGAGTCATCATAACTATTGTCGTTGTATCCCTCTGGGTAGCAAACTTTAGGGATAGTCAGTGCAGCGTAGCGTTCAATCTTGCGAAGGATGCCGGAGCGCTGACCGTGCAGGTGTGACCATACATCAGCGGCTTTTGAGTACACTAGATGTTTACCCCAGTGTTAGTAACACCGATACCGAAAGACTGGCGTTTCTTACGTGCTGCACCGGGGGTGCTAGCCGAAGCATTAAGCGTAACGTCTGGTGCTTCAATAGGCTTAGCTGCACTGTCTGCTACTGCTGCCTGAGCCGCTGCTCGTGCTGCCGCTGCCTCTTGGGTCTTAGCAGCTTGTGCTGCCATTTCCTGAGTAGCCTTAGCTGATTGCTCAGCGGCCCTTTGAACAGCAGCAGCTTGCTCGTCTGCTTGTCGTGTAGCAATATCTGCTTGTACGTCAGCGCCAGTCAGCTTAGCTACCGATTGTCGAATGAATCCCATATTAGACTACCTTGTAGAATGAAGTTGTAAGTGGCTTAAACGCTGCCGCTTTATAAGCGCCTGCTACGATGTTAACAGGTGAACTATCCGCTGACATGATTAAGCTAGCACCACGCCCAATAGCAATCTCTTGCAAGGCAATAGGGATTGATGCTATGTTGCCACCGTCTTCCAGCTTAAGGACTAGCCACTCTTGCAGTACCGTAGCATTGCTATACCAAGGGGTGATAGTTTCTACACACACAAGGTACCCATCTACAATAGCTACGTTACCTGCTGATACTGCCGCTGCAATACTACACCAAGCCTTGCCGAAGTTTTTGCCTACAGCCCAGTCATAGTTGTCTGAGTAGCGATCAAGGTTTAGTAGGGCATTAAAGATAAGGCCATCGTCAGCTTGACTAGCCCAACGCCAGTTAACTCTCGATAGTAAATCCATTGCGGAGTTCCTGTAGTACGGCTTGTACGCCTAGCTGATAAGCAACCTCAATTTGGGTAGTGGCTGTTGTTACTAAGGGCTTAGAGAACTTACGTTCAAGCTGACGATATACGTCAGAAGCCAGCCTAGTGATAATCTGGTTTGGTTGGGTGGGCATAGTATAGGTACCAATAGTTAACTAAAGAAGAAGTCGGATTCTAAGACTTCCATAATGTCAAGGCTGCCTTTTGTGGGCGGCGGTGGCAAGCATGGGTACTTAGCAACGAGGTCGGCGGGTGGGTCACAAGCTATATACATAGCCACAAACTGCTTACGGATAGAGTCGTATAACTTCTGTGCGTCAGCGGCGTGTGTTCCATAATCATCGTGAATCATAGCCAGCGAGGTGATACCCTGCTTAGCACAGTCAGCCGAGGTAAGGTGCAAGTGCGCTGCATCTAGGCTATGCACAAAGTTAGGTGCCATACCGCTAGCATGTTTAGCTGCATCGGGCTTGTCAGTCTCTGACATAACACGAATCTTGAGTGGGCCATGCAACCATGTACGGATGCGGTGTACCTCAGCCTCAAAGTAATCTTGGCAAGCAGGGAACCCACTGGGTGTAACCCAAGAGATAGTCTCGTACTGCCCAGTCTTCATTATGATACGCGCTGCTTTCTTAAGCCAGTCCATTGCCTCGCGGCCCTTAACTACAACGTCACCAATAGCGGGCCACACTGCCTTCATAAGCAATGCTGCTGCCCTGCGGTACTCCTTAGAGTCAAAGGTAGGGCCGAGGTTCTCGCGGAGGTAGTCATCAATGACGTACTCTGTAGCGCTGCGCTCTGTCACACCGTAAGGGGTAGTCATAACGCTACGCTTCACAGCCTTGCGGCTAATGCCGTGGGCTAGCCACTTGTCCCGCATCTCGGCCTCCTCGCCCTCAAGTACCATAGCAGCTAGGCGTTTCTCTGCGGCCTTGGCAACGTCAGAGTAAATGTCCCGCATCACACTGTTGTTAGTGAGGTTAGTAGCAGCACCACCAATAGAGTCCCGGAACATTGCGCTAAGGTTCTGTAACCCGTTGCAGCTACCATCCATGCTGATTGGTAGATGGCTTAGGAAAGTAGTAGGGCTATTGCAGTATTCGTCATACTCAAAGCACCACGCTAGGAACTGCAATGGGTCGCCAGCTTCCAACCACCCTTGGTTGTTAACCGGGTCAGCAGCAAAGGAACGAATCATATCACTGCGTTCTTCTACCCATGCCATGCGGTCATCTAGTGTAGCCTTATCAAAGCCCCACTTGTTAGCGCCTTGCACATAAAACCAGCGCTTAGCAGTAGCATCAGGGATGGGCTTACCTTCTGCAAAGTGGATGAGTGCTTTACTCAGGTCACTACCTTGTGGGTTGATACCTTGGGTTAGCGGGTACAGGCGGCCACGGCTATCAGCAAAGTACACGAAGTAAATTGCGGGGTAGTCGCGGAAGGATTCAGCAGTACGGGTAGCGTTATAGAACCTAGCATAACGTGTGCCTAGAATCTTACGCTGTGTGTGCCACTCAGTCATCTCGTGCTTCCAGTCCTTGAACTCCTTAAGGCGCTCGACAGGCCAAGTATCCTTGGGTTCCTTAGAAGCATCTTGGTTCAGCCACTCTGGGCGCGGTGGCTTAGGTGTATCTGTTAAGGATACAATCTCCTTGGTGCTAAAGCTCTTGGAGATAGCGTAGACTGTGTTAAGCATACGGGCATTGACTTGCCACGCTGTCTTCTGCAAAGCGTTAACAGCACTGTAGACTACTGGCATATCAGTAGCCTTGCCTAGGTTACGTGCAGCACGGCGACCATGAATCAGGTCACTACACATACGCCGCATACGGGTAGTATGAAACCCGCCGGGTTGCTCGAAGCCCCAGTCCCTAGGCTCTGCTACACAAGGCCCGAACATAGGCATAGTGACAGCGACATGGGCCTTGATCTTGTCTACAAACTCCATGACTTCTGGTGACAGCAGAACCTCGCAAGCATCGCGCTTGTATCCTGTCCGTGTCTCTGCACCCAGCACTACTAGACCAGCGTTCTCTACCAGCCCAAGCAGATACATACCCACTTGCTCCTTGCTGCCTACGTTCCACTCTACGATGGATAGCTCAGCCTTCTTAGCCTGCTGCATGAATACCACTAAGCGGTGGCGCTCATCCTTAGACAAGCGACGAGCAAAGTCTTTAGACAGTGTGTCGTATAGGTCAGGTGCCTGCTCTTGAATCTGTGTGAGTATCAACTCACGATAGACGCTTAGGCCAATGTCATGGGCAAGGCGGCGGTGTGTGTCTGGCTTAGATGAGAGGACGTTGGACAGTACCCTGCGGATTGTGAGGAAGGCAATTGCTTCTGGGTCGAGTCCAGCAAGTAGCATAACGTGCGCCTTGTTGCGACCGGGCTTGGGGGAATTGACTTCTGCATCAATGACCTTTGCAAGAGGTAAGACATACTCACGGAAAATCTCCTTAGCGTAGGGGTTCTGATGGGCACGGCCTTGTTCTTCGGCCTTGTTCATAGAGTTCTCAGCACGGATAATTCCGCCTGAGTACATCTCGTGTTCAATCTCTTGCTGGGTCTTTAGTGTCATGCGTCTGTCCGTATTCCTTTGAGACGGGGTTCACGTAGAAGCCCGTTGGTTGTTAATCCCATAGCCTCCACTTCAATGTATTGGTCTATGATACGCTCAGGGTACATGGTGTACTCGTCGGCCTGTGCTTGGCTTAGGCCAGTGCTTACCTTCTGGATAGCACCGTTAAGGTTGAAGCACAGCACACAGGTATTCTTACCTGTCTTACCGCCAATGTCTGATACCACGGCAGATACTTTGACTGTCTCGCTAAGCAGCGGCTTGCACTTAATGAACTCACCGCCCTTGCCTGAGCCTACATGATACTTACCGTTAGCCTGTGCTAATACAGCACCATCGTAGTGACTATGTGTTTGATTCTTGTAGTGACTAGCAATAGCGTCTGCTGCATCCTTAGCCTCAGTTAGGTTAACAAAGCTGTACTCTTCTGCCATTGGGCAGATTACATTACTAAGTACCTGTGCTCGCTTATCACGCAGCATAGCGATACGCGTCTTGTATGGTGCGGGGTATAGCCTGTTGTCTAGCTGGCCTAGTAATACAGGTGGCCCAGCCGAGTCCGTGTTGTAGTCGAATGGCACAATGTCAAACGGTACAAACATTAGCTCTGGTTGTGGTGACTGCCTACGGAAGACCCCGCTAATGTAGCTGAACTCTTTGCCAACAATCCAAGCCTCGCCTTGTATAGCGATACGGCCTTCATGTATTGGGTAGAGGTCGAGCAATGACCTTGCGATGTGCGGCATACTAAGGACTGTCTCACCTGTACGTGAGTACGTTGCAACATGCTTACCGCTATCGAACGTGAAGATGGCATGACACCCATCATACTTAGGGCTGATAACCCACTCCGTAATCTCTTCAACTTCTTTACGCACCTTAGCACTAATGTTGCTAAGCTCGATTGCTTTGTGAACAATGTAGTCACTCACTTAAACCTCCGGTCTGTGTTATCCATAGCTGCTTCAATGATCTCTACTGCTTGGCTGAATGGTAGGCTTGCTGTTAGGTTCTCTTCTAGCTGAGCATAGAGATCAGCCTTACGTTCATCCTCACCAAACTCAAGTACGTCTACTACATGGTAGATGTTATCTGACAGTTCTTCAATCGTTAACTTTGTATCCCTAGCATACAACACTGTAGCTAAGGCGTAGGCATTACCCTTGTTTGACATGTTCTTGTTCCCGTATCATTAGGTCTAGTCGAGCTAGTGCGTTCCATGCTTCGTGTGCTGCATGTTGTAGTTGCGAGTCGGAGTCTATTGTTTCTCCTGCTTTCTCTTTCAACCAGTGGCGTAGCTTTGCATCATCATATCTGTCTATGCCTTGTGGTACTTGCATCCATCCATTGTCTGTGTACTTAGCTGCACCAAATGTTCCTACTGCTGTTACTGCGAGTAGTGCTCTTGCGAATCCTCCGAGTACCAGTGATGGTCGTAGCTTTCCTGCATCTAGTTTTGCTCCAAGCTCGTGTGCATCTCTACCTGTCGGGTCTTTCTCCATGCCTCGATTCTCCGAATCTATTGTATAGATACGACCCAGCTTACACTGAGTCGATACCTATTAGTTTGATAGTAAGCTTTGCCGTTTGGCTTTGCTGTTAAGTGTGTACCTACTGCGAGAGAACCCGCCGCATCCACCACACTGGTATCTACGATACTCGCCTGTCTGTGTGAGTGCTGGCTTAGCCTGCTCTACCATGTGGGTACTAGCACAACGAGGACAACGCATGGTGTCATCGTCATAGTAAGCAGCTACGTTAGGGTGGCCTACCATGTAGGGCCGAAGCTTTAGGTAGAGTTCCTCTGTGGCTGGTACATCAATGCAGTTATACTTACGCATAACCTTCCATGCTTTAGGGTTTCCCTTTAAGCACTCTGTCCACAAAGCCATACCGGGGAACTCGTTGTGTTCATCCTTGACTGTCTCAGTCAGGTGTTCACTAAGCCATGCCAAACGGTTGCTTGTAAACTTAGCCACATCCTTAGCCACTAGCATAGTGTCGATGACTTTGATCGGTGCTACTGGTAGCATACCTGCTTCAATGAAGCGGGCATTGATCTTCTTCAAGTCAAAGGCTTTGCCATTCTGGGCAATAACAATGTCGCAGTCACTAAGCTCAGCATGTAGCTTAACCAGTAACTCACTGTCGTCCCGTGGGTCAGCCATCTTGCTAGTGTCTTCATAGCGTACTTTCTTTTTGCCAAGAGTCTTAGCACAGTACGATAAGATAGACCACTCTTTAACAATCTGGTTCAGTCCAATGTTTACTTTGAACAGACTCCAGACGTAGGCTACGATCGGCGACGTTTCTATATCCAACGTCACAACATGGGGGCCTGCTCTTTTTTTGTTAGGCATAGGCCCCTCTCTTTTTGATGACTGCGCTGATTACTGTTACTGCTACGGAGAACATATCCGCTAGGTCTTTGATACCGGGGTAACCGTGATATGTAGTCTTTGTAGCATACAGCCTGCGCACTTCGTTAGCCTCTTGCTGCGTTAAAGATGCACGATTGGGCTGGCGCTTTGCAGAACGGCCTGCTGCTACTCGATCATTAGCGTTGTCCTGATGTGTACCTTCTGCTAAGTGGTTAGTGTTTATACACCTCGGGTTGTTACAGAGGTGTCTAACAAGTAGCAACTCGTCAAGACTTACACCTAGTTTGTTTGCTAACGCAATACGGTGGACATACTGTAGCTTACCATCTATCCTTACCTGATGGTACCCTTGTGGTTTGTTCCCCTTTAACCCGTGATCTTGGCACTCGGTTAAGTGCACGACTCGCATGTCCCATCGGTACCACAGTATGCGGGGCCTAGGTCAAAGTCGTCAGTTGCTAGGTGACTAGCTAAGGCTTCACTGGGGTGACTTCCTTGCAGCACGGGTTGCTCTTGCTTTGGTGTTTCGTTGTTCACGCTTCTCATCCTCTGTCTTGTGGGTATTGTGTAGGTACCCGGTTTGGTTAGTCGTATGCTTCTGGAGGTAAGCCGCTGTCCCGCTAAGGAAGGCTGCTAAGTTGACAACACCATAGCGTTTATAGTTATTTTCTACCTTACCCAGTAAGGCATTGCATCCGTTATGCAGGGTGCCACGCACAGCGCCAGTGCTGTGGTCGTGGTCAAGGACTGGCTTAGTCAGTGGCAACTGGCAGACGGCACATCGGTTACTCTGTGCTACTGCTAGTCGTTCCCGCACTACGCTAATCTCTTTCTGCTTGAGCCGCGTTGTTGATTGCATCAGCTACCTTTACTCGTTGCTCTATCTCGGCATAGGCCGATTCAAATTCTGCGTCTTGAATGAAGCAGTGCATTGGGCCTCCCACTGCTAGGCAATCATCCCATGCTTCTGGCTTACGGCGCATCCACAGCAAGCAAGCCTGCTCTAGCATTTCTACTAGCCAGCGCTCACCGTAGTATGACTGGTAGACTGTGGCTACAGCTTCACCTAGGTTGTCCTTGCCAGTAAGTATCTTACCTGCTGTGACTTCGCCTACTGGTTTAACCTTACCATCAACTACATACTTAGGCAAGCCCGGTATGTTATCCGCAGTGTCACCATGTAGCATCTGTAACCAGAACCACTTGATGCCGTACTGCTTGTCGTTGAATAAGCTATCCTCGCCTGCAACTACTTGGTGCTGTCGGTTAGTAACCCAGTCTAAGTGTAGGCCGGGAACCATCCTCATGTCTTTATCCTGAGTGAGGATAACCACATCGCTGTATGTGCTACTGTACCAACCGAACAAGTCGTCGGCTTCTGCAATGATCGTTGAGTCTACCTCGAAAGGAAACTCTTTGCCTTCCATGTAGTCCCGTAAGCCTTGCCAGTTCTTAGGCCGCTTGCTATTTGCTCGCTGCCCTTGGTATGGTTTGACTCGGGCTATTGCATAGCGATGACCCTTGTTGCTACCACTGAGGGTGAGCAATACAATAGTACGCTCAGCACCCACGAGGTTTGCTGCTGCCTGTATCTTAGCTGCTAGATTAAAGCGGGCTGTACCTATATCCGTATCGTCATTACCTGCACAGTAATAGGCAAGCCCATCACCGTCAACAAGTAGGATTCGATCTGGTGTAATAGGTACCGAACCCATTGGCTCTGCTGCTGCTGTCTTGGCAATAGCGTTAGCGAATGGGTTGCCCATTAAATGATACCGCCTAGTGCATCATTAGAAGGGGACGTCTTCCCACTCGACGGTGGTAATACCGCTGGAGTAGAAGACCCCACGTTTCCCACGGCTGCATCCATGTCTTCGCCTACATCAGGCAAGTCAAGTGCTACGCCGCCCGCTACTAACAGGGTGTGGATAGGTGAGCCAATGAAGTTGACCGCACCCTTGATCTTGTTCTGCAAAGTGTTCTTACTCTTAGCGGGTGTGACCACACCAGTCTTCTCGTCGCGGCGCTCAGGGTACTCGCCCTCAATGTACAGGCTACCCCATTGCTCCATGTCTGCCTCGTTCCATAAGAAGCAACGCAAGTCAGAGCGAGCCTGAGGCACAGCAATGTCTACCCACCCTGTCTCGCTGTCCTCGTCTTCCTTGCGGGGCGGTGCAATGGTGTAGCCACCAGCATTACGCAGGGTAGCATCAATGCGGTCCTTACCCATACGATCTTTCCACGTATCGTGTACCACTTCTACCTTGTAGCCCTCGCCAAGTAGCTGAACAATATGCTGTGCATCTTGGCGGTAGTTCATACGTTGGAAGAGCTTGAAGAAGTTAGCCTTCTCGTTGAGGCTGTATGTCTCGGTGACTGTGATGCGGTGTGGCTGGGCCTCAGCATCAGTAGCATGGCGCTTGCCTACCAATTCAAAGATCAGCATGACCTTCTCTTTAATCTCTTCCTTGCCCTTCATCATGCCGCGCTGCTTGCCACACTCCACGTACCCAATGAAGCGAGCCATGCCGGGGCCTGCTGCTGGGGGTGAGTAGTCCCCACCGCCTGTTGTTGCTTTAGTTTGATCTGCGCCATTGGCTACTGCCTTAGCGCCTAGTGCTTTGAAGTCTACCATTTAGTTTCCTTAGTTACTGTACTGTTTGCGGGTACTCGCTCTACGTGCAACCCGCCCTCTATCACTACGGCCATCCGTATAGTTGTGATGCTGTTGTCCAACTGGGTACAGCCCATGAGCAGTAGCGTGTAGCTTGTTAGCTGAGCTAGTGACCCACTCTAAGTTACCCAGTCGGTTGTCTGTCTTGTCTGCGTTCCTGTGGTTTACTTCCATGTACTCTTTAGGTACACCCAAGAATACCTCGGCCACTATGCGGTGTACGCTATGGCTTTTAACACTGCGCTTGCCTAGTGTCCATGACACGAGGGACACATTGCTATAGCCTCTACTATTTGGGTTTGGTTTTAGAGGACCCTTCGGTCCATACACCACACCCGCAGTGTCTACACTATAGTTTGGGTAGTTGGGAATCGAACGACGGGATGTACCCGTCAAGGTAGTTGTCACGTATATACTTTCTATAGGGTATGGTTGCTTCTTTTAATCCAGCAATCGGGTCTTCGTCCATCATGCTACTACCCCAGCTAGTATCGCTGGGTACAGGTACGGCGATGGGCCATTTGAACCACCACTCCATGAGTGTGCTAGCCTCCGTCATTGCAGCGTGTAACATAGCTGCTGCTTCCAACCCTACGCTAGGGTCAGCGTCAATGTAAGCTGCGTCATGTACTGTGTTTACTATCAGAGCTTTACCATCGAAGTTGCTATTAGAGTAGAATGATCTAACGATCAACCACATAGCAGCTTTCATCCACTCCCCACCTGCACCTTGACAGACATAGTTCCGTATCTCGGTGGGCGAGAAGCTTGATGTGATGCCTTTCTTAACGAGGTACTCAGGACTAGGTGCCTCGGTATAGGAGTATAGCTTACCGTCAGGTGTACGGTAGAAGCTTTCTCTTAGGTGGCATACCACACCCGGAAAGTCTGGGTGCTGTACGCGCCTGCCTTGCTTACCGTTGAGCTTAATCTCCTGAGTAATGTCACCGTAGTATTGTGGTATCTCTGGGTAACGCGCATCCTCTGCATCGCTTAGTGCTTGTACTTCATCGACTGGCATACCTGTTGACTCTGCAATCTTCTTAACCCCGGCACCATAGGCACGTTGGAAGCTAAAGATTTTTGCTACGGTACGCTTGTAATCCCACTCCTTAACGGGTGCAACGTAGGTACCATCAGCCGCCTTGTATCCCTTGGCTAGGTTGAAGACCTCTTGGTAATCCATGTGCTCTTTAGCAGCAAGGCGTACAACGTGCAAGTCCATACCACTCTTAAGGTCTTCGATCAACTGCTTACAGTTAGTAAGCACAGCTTGAACGTACACCTCTAGCGAACTGAAGTCTGACTGAATGATCTTGCCATCCTTGAAGCGACTAACGAACAATGTCTTAACGTCTGACTTGTTACCCTTGGGTATGTTCTGCAAGTTAGGGTTGCTACTACTCAGCCGTGCTGTTACTGTGCTGCACATATTAAGCATGTGGTGGATGAGGCCTTCGTCATTAACCAGCGTCAGCATCCCGGACTCTTTACCTTCCTCATCCTTGCGGTAGTAGTAGGTACCCAAGTCCTTAGTCATAGCCATCAACTCAGCGTATGCTTTAAGGAAGGGTACGCCGCTGTCCTTTAGCTCGTCGATCACATCACTGCTCGTACTCCACACACCGGGGTCAGCGCCTGCCCACTTAGCCTTGGGTTTAGTGTAACCCTTAAAGGTATATGGCCGATCAACCTCACGGGACTTTGGCTTGCTCGTGTCATCAAGCTTAACCTTCTTAGTCTTGAACTCACCAGCGTTCTTGCCACCCTTAAAGGTAGCATAGTTCAGGTTGCTAACCTCGAACGGGTCCATGAATGTGACAGTACCGTCATCAAGTAACCACCCGCTTACCTCACGCTGGGCATAGGCATAGAAGGCTTGGCCTGTTGGCGGTGTCCATGTTGTAGTACCATCCTTGAGGTCGTACTCCCGGCACTTATAGTTTACTGTACCACCAAAGAACAATGCGCTCTTCTGCTTAGGACTACCCCAGTTAAAGTCAAAGGGTAGGTCGGGCGGTAGGTAGGCAGCAAGTCCCTCGCCTAACTCTTTAACCTTGGCCTCTAGCTCAGCAGCAAGGGTCATGCCCTTGGCCTTGTCAACGTACATCCCGTTGCGCTCTGCTTCTACTGTGAAGATCAAGGCACCCATGTTAAGCAGGATACTGTTAAGCTGACCGCATTGCCGTGCTCGTTGCACCTGAGCCAGCATAATTTTCTCAGTATTTTCTACGTCACCTAACTGCCAGTCCCCGTTCTCATCGTAGCCACCACATAGGTAGCGAGTAAGGAGGTCAGCGTCAATGTCGGTAGTGTCAATGCCTGCTTTCCATAGCAGCTTAACTTCGTCAACTTTGACGTTACCTCCGTAGCGCGGGGCTACCTCGTCGAGGCTTAGCATCTGGTCCTTCTGGCCCATGCCTTGCAATAGATACTCAGCTAGCTGGCAATCCCATACTAATCCCCCTTGACTAACATACTCCATCCATGCTTCAAGGTTCTCGCTATCTTGCAGAGCGTGGAGTAAATCGAATTTAACATTGAAGCCACCAAGTAATTTAGTACCAGTAAGGACAGGCTTAAGCCAACCAGCACTGGGCTTACTACGCCCAAAGCGTACCTCAGTAACTTTAGAATCTTTGTGCTTGAAGCCATGTGTTACTACGTGGTTGGCGCTATCGAAAGGGTTAGCCTTACGCTTGAAGCTGGTCTTAGTCGTTGTTTCTGTGTCCCAAGTGCAGTAAGTCATGGTACATACACTCCAGTCTTACCCTCGGTAATAAGTTTACGCAGCAGGACTAGGTGCCCTGCCTGCACACCACTAACTGTAGTGTTAGCTACCTCAATCAGATGGTTAAGGTATTCCTCGGCTGTCATTCTATGTCCCGGTAATGGTGTTCGTTATCAGAGCAACTACCGACAACACCATAGGCTCGGGTGTATCGCATACTATCTTCGACACCGCAATGATGGTTCATGTCACTCTCGAATACACAATGCTTACAAGGTGTATCACCGTCCGTAATCTCGGTATCTTTAACGACCTTATAGGTCTTGCCATTAAAAGTAAACTCACTCATGTTGCTTCCTTATATCTGCCACGTTGAGAATCAAAGAACACCTCTTGCTGAGGGCTGCCCTTCTTACCTGTTCGCACTAGCTTATTCTTAGTGGTACCTATGTACCTACTGTTCTCTAGCACTGGGTCGTTCAATGCGCCAAGCGTGATGATAAGATCAGCAGCGCCTTGCTTACCCGTCTTACTGTCCTTAAGCTGTGGGAGGGTGGGATAAGAAACACCATCACCATCAGCACTGATCTGGCTAGTAGCAAGTACGCTACAGTCATGCTTAACACCCATCAACCTAGCCCATTGATACATTGCCTCAAGCAATTGGTCAGTACGCTGACCGTTGTTGTTCGTGTCACCACCAAACTTGATGTTGTCTACCATATCGAATAGCACAAGGGCGGGCTTGTGCATCTTCATAATGTCCTCTACCTCGTGGTTCCACATATCGTGAATGTCGAAGATGCGGAGGACACCGGGCCTACCACCTAAGGCAGTAGCATAGTCTTCACGTACCTTAGTCTTCCACTTAGGGTCAAGGCTTGGTGTGTTACTCAGCTTAACAAGGTCTTCCGTAGTGGCAGCAAGCGCAGCTTGGAAGTTGCGCATGACAATCTTCTTGCCCGGTCCCTCGTTGTTGAACCACAGGATGCTACGGTTTTCACCGGGGTACAGGGCATCGACTTGTGAAGCCATGTAGGTAAGCTCTGATGCGCAGAAGGTAGTCTTACCTTTGTCTGGTCGTGCTGCAATGATGACGAAATCCCCGGCACGTAGTGGTTTGATATGCCTATTGAGGCAGGGCAAGCGCCAGTGTAAGCCAGTGTCATTCTCTTCTGCCTTAAGTAAGTCTTCGATTGGGTCGAGTACCTGTGGGTTCTTAACCTTACGATCTACTTGCTGCTCAAAGCGCTCCACACTATTGCGGAGTTCTTTATACAAGTCAATCTCGTCACCGTTGTTCCACTTCTCGATCAAGCCAGTGACTACACTAGCTGTATCAGCAGCAACTAAGCGTTCCATTAGCCCCGCCTCTAGCTCAGGGGCTATGTCTTCCATGCTCTTGGCTATGATGGTGGAATACAAGGCGAAGTTATCATCCTTCATATTAGGATGACGGAAGCCACGGTACCATGTAATGAAGGGGCCGTGGTCTATGCGCTTAGCATCGCTGAACTCCCGAAAGAATACACCGAAGTCGTTGAGTAAGTCAGTTGTTAGTGGCGCAAGCGCACCCTTAGGTACGCTGCGGCGAAGCCTATCGTATCGGTCACGATACTTTAATAGACGTAGTGTCGTTATATCTAAGCTCACTTGTATCCTTTACAATTGGAATCCATTTAGTGTTAGGCGCAGTAGGCCCACAGCATATAGCACATGCTGCTTGGGTAGCATGGCCCATTACAGTAGCGTCAGTCTGACCACAGTTCATACAGCATTGCATCATGCCAGCATCCACACAATCTGCTTGTCACGTTTAGTGCCGCTGTCTTTAATCAAACCCTTACGGCGCAGCGGGGCAAAGCGTGGTGTGATGCAGTTGAGTGGGTAGCATGCCACATCAGCAATCTCTCGCCCCGTGTGGTGTGCGCCAGACAATACAGCGAGCACGGCTTCCTCGTATTTGTTAACCTTACGTTTACCTTTACTGGTAGCGGGGTCATTCAACTTGAACATAACAACTCCTTAATTTCTGACCTGCTTAGTAGCTTAGGGTCAGCCCTACTAACAATCTTCCGCGCCTCGACACCGCTAGCACGGAGCATGGCGAGTGTCTTGGTTGCTCCCTTATTGCCAGCAGGGTCGGGGTCAAGCCAAACATTGACCTTACACTGACGCGCAATAAGAAGAGATAGGGTGTACCTACTTAGGCTAGTGCCTAGCATAGACCAACCCTCACCTACTAAGCCTACCTTATAGGCTGATAGTATGTCTTCTGTTAACGTAACCTCACTAGCACTACCGTACATAGGTACTACTGCGGATTTATCCAGTGGTGGCGCGAGGTATTTTGGGAGCCGCTTGTCGGTGGCCCGTGCCTGCCAGAAGGCAATGCCCCCACCAGCCCCGGAAACAGGCAATACGACACGCTCGCTGGGCGGGTGGTAGTATGCCCCCAACCGAGGCAGATCGGCGCTTGTGAGGCCCGCTTTTACGAGCCACAAACGGGACTGCTCAGGCCACTCAGCCCACTGGGTTACTCTAGGTTCCGGTAAGGTACAGCTAGAGCTAACCTTGTTGTCTACCTCCGACTGCTTAGCAAGCTTGACTAAGCGCTCAGCTAGGCTAACGGGTGGTGGTGGTTGCCATCCCTTGTCATTACACCTAAAGCAGAAGGCGCTTAAGCCCTCGTCATTGTGCTTGATAGTTAATGTACGCCCACCACCGCAGTCATGGTTAACCCTTGCGCTCTGCCCTAGGCTTAGGGATTGTGCTAATGGTAGCCATGAGTTAAGACTTAGCAAAGAAGTTAGCCATGCTGTTAAGCATACGGCGGTACCAAGGCTTGCCTTCATCCTTGATGCTTGGGAACTTGTAACCCGGCAAATCTTGCATGAAGCCACCCCGGATAAGCAACCAGTCTAACAACCAAGTGTTAGTCTTACCCAAATCAATACGTGGGCTAAGCTTTTGTACTCGTGCAACAGGTTCATCGCTGCCTAATATACGGCGAGAGTTAATGTCGAAGGCATTAGTGCGCCATGCTTTTTGTTTGTTTGGTTTGGTTTTCATAGTATCGTTTAAGCGGTTAAGAATTTCTTTAGGATTTCTATTTGTTTATTTCTCATAGCAGCATCATCAGCGGTCCAAGCAGCAGCCCAAGCAGCAGCAGCATCAGCATCATCAGCGGCCCAAGCAGCAGCCCAAGCAGCAGCAGCATCAGCAGCAGCCCAAGCAGCAGCAGCATCAGCAGCAGCATAAGCGGCCCAAGCAGCAGCAGCATCAGCAGCAGCATAAGCATCAGCAGAAGCAAGCTCCAACTCCTCTTGTGTAGCTTCTCCACTAGCAAACCTCTCTGCTACGTCAAGTGCTGCTAGGCTCCTAGGGTCTTGCATAAGATGCTGCACTTCTTTAGCAAAAGCCACCGCTAAAAGTCGTTTTTCTTTCTCAAAGCCATCTACGGCTCGCAAGCACCACAAAGCATCATCAAGACCGTTGGACTCTAGTACAGTCAGCAAGTCAAGTTCAACGTCATCAGCTTGAACCTTACCTAAGTGCTTCAACAACTTAGTCCAGCCAGAAGTGCAAGGTGATTTAGAACGGATTTTGTTTAGGGTAGTTTTCATACAGCAGGTACCACAATGACGAGACAAGCAAACACTGACTTAGCCTTACGCAAATCCTCAGCATGTACGTTGCTTAACTTAGCTGCCTCTACAAGGCAGGCTTCGTTAGATTTGAATGGTTTAATCGGCTCAGGCAGGTCCAAACCTACCATAGCGGCGTAACTCAACACTACGAGAATAGATGAGATCATGTTAATCCTTTAAGACCTACAAAGTGTAGGCTCAAGGCCCCGCTTGTGGCAGGGCCAAGAGTCTAAACTTTAGACAACTTCTTGCTCAGCTTCTTCTTGCTCTTCTGGAGCAGCGCCGACAATAGACGCTGGGTAGATAACCACAAACTCTTGATCGAAGCCTGTACCAACCGACAACTTAATCATAGCGGCTTGCTTCTTAGTCACGCCAGCTTCGTTAGTAACAACACAAGCGGGCTTGATAGCAACCACTGTACCAGTCTTCTGCACAGGCTCAGTCGTAGCAGTGCGGCGACCGTAGTTAAAGAGCACATCAGAGCCTACTTCTGGCAATGGTGCTTCTTTCTTGACGGTCTTAGTTACAACAATGTCGTTCTCGATGTTGTAAATCTTGGTATTAAGCAAAGCGATCTGGGCAACCAGCTTAGCGATACGCTCTTCTTTAGTCAGAACAACAGGAGTAGACACGGCGGTAGTAACATCAGTCATGGATTTTCTTTCATTTAGGTTAAGCAGTAAGGCAATGCGCCCATACCGAGTGCAAGATGCACTTACAAGAGGACTCATAGAATCCCCAAGTAGCTACAACTTAGCTTATGATGTGCAGTTGACCACCATAAATCTCTACTTTACCGACGATTCGGTCTACCGTGAGGCAGTTAAGGCCGCTGTGGTAGCGGGTTAAGTAAGCGTAAGCGTCACTACAAGACACCCACTGCCGAGCAACCGACACACGCTCGGCTTTATCGCCCAATGTCTCACCTGTTTGCATGTTTTGGATGCAGAACAACACGATGTTACCGTAACCATAACCTACAACCAACCAAGGGTAGAAGTCACCGATGCTATGCTTTTGTAAGCCGCCGCCATTGTCTTCGTGGCCTGATGCTAAGAAATCCCCAAAGCCCACACCACTTGTTTGTTGGGTGAAACTGGCAGAGTAACGAGGTCGGGCTAAGGCTAGATGTGTGTTTATAACCCAAATGTGCCCATTACTCCTTTGCAAATTGGTATTAAACACCCCAGAAGTAAACTTTACTGCCGTGGTTCCATCTTTAGCTAGTTTGACTACTGTACCTTCTGCACCAACACCGTAAAACCTGCTATAGTCTTTACAAACAACACGATCACCAACCTTAAACTCACTCATGCTTATCCCCTATAAAGTTAAACAAATTGATATTAAACCCACCCCATTCCTCGGCCTTAGGCCCATAAAGGATGCTAAAGCTTAGGCCGGGAAAGTCATCGTGGCAGTATATAGCAATACAGTCTTGCTCAGCCTCTACCACACCATCATAGAGCAGGGTATGTTCAGCAATATCTTGCTTAAACGTACCCTGCACAATAAGCAACGGCTCGCCATGCCACACCCTAGTAGGAACCAAGACAAGCTCAGTCATATAACCCGGCTCAAGTATTACAGGCAATAGCTTAGTAAGTGTCCTAAGCCTATGCGGAATACTGTTCCGGGTAAAGCCTACATCCTTGGACAAGCCAAAGTTAAGCGTAACGTCAGCCCCAGCAAGAGGCCGCAAATAGATTTCAGGTGCCATCTTTGAACCTTATTTACGGTTACGACCAGCAATCTCGCCAACTACCAATAGCACATAGTAGATTATGGCAAGCTTCCCGATAACGGTTACAATGATTTCAAATCCCATAGCGATTATTCCCCCGGTTACGAGTCACCCATTCTCGGACATAGGCCACAAGTTCACCAGAAGGGCGTATACGGGCCGAATTGGCCTCGTCCAATAGTACCCCCGCCTCGACCACTTTGCGTGGCGCTGAGAGGGCTTTTAATTCGTCGGCAATCATGATGCCAGCAGTCGGATGACTGCCCCATAGATACCCACAGCCACAACTACTATAGCAATAGCCGTTATAAATTCGTAATTGTTCATAAATTCCTTTAGGTTAAAGAACACTCCAAGGGCAACGCTTTATCCTCATTGCCTATGGGCTGTACTTTGTGCTAAGCCAATTCTCACACTTTAACGCTATCTAAGAATTGATAAGAGCTAGCGACACTTAAGCCAGTGTAGGCAGTGGGTTTCATTATGCTCAGCGGATTACAGGTTAGGGCATCTACATTATCGACGGGTTCACCTGCTACTATAAGCCGTGCGTCATCGCCGTTACACGGATGGTGATTTTAAGCTATTGCGAAACACACTTAGAAGGCCACACTTAGCGTATGACCAACTAGCTATGCTTTACTTAGTCCAATGCCACGGTTTAGCATTGGCGAGACAATAACCGCATGTGAAACTACTTTCACACCGGCATTGGCTACTAGCGAATAGGCCAGTAGGCCCATTGCGGTACATCAAATACATATTCCTCGTCCCCTTGATTAGCTTAAACAAGTGCTTCACCTACAGCAGCCACCGCAGCTTCACCAGTAGCCACTGTAGCAGGTACCTTCTCAGGCTTAATGTCTGCCAATGCTGCCATTGCCACAAGTTTGGTATGTTCTGTACCATTAGCCGCTGCCTTCTTAAGCAACTGCATCACAGCAGCTTGAAAGTCAAAAGCCTTCTTTACAGCTTCACCCTTATCATCGGCAAACATAAACCAAGGCTTAGCTTTAGCCCCATCAATGTCAGTAGAGCGTGCTTTATCGTACACCACTGGCTGAGACTCTTTAGTGGCTTTATCGGTGTTCTTAGCAAACTTACCGAAGGCCAACACCCATTCACCAAACGCTTGAAATTGTGTACGGCGCAATACGTTAATCAAGCGGTTCATTGGCATCGTATCACCATGCTTTTCGCAATGCTCCAAGCAGGCAAGGCCCAAGGTTTGGATTGTCTCTTCCACCTTCAAGTTAGCTTTACCCAATGCGTCGATTTGTTTGTTCAGGGTCTTAATATCCATGATAATTCCTTAGGTTAACTAGGTTAGTCCTAGCTGTAAATGCCTTAAGGGCTCGCCATCATAAGTGAACACCATTATTCGGATTAAGACATTTACAGATAGAACTATTCTATCGTGCTAGCGTTAAACTCAATAGTAAGTATATAGCCACTTCCGTGGTATTCTGAGTAAGTAATTCACACTAAACTAATCTACCGGATTGACTCTAGCCGCACCCTAAGTAAACTAATACATAAAGCTTAGCTAGTCCAATAGATCATGAGTGTGACACACGCTCAATCTACTCGCTAGCATCCATCGGGCATAAGTCTATAGCAACGTTACAGATACCACGGTCGTATCTATAACCCTATAGGCTATCAAAGCCGTCTTAATCAGTAGCATGAAACGATGTTTAAGCGTTTACAGATAGTTACTTGAATAACTATCATTAGCCCTTACATCAACAAACTACTAACCCCTGCTACACCATCCCGGTGAGGCTTATCGCTAGTATAACACACTTTTCAGTAGTCTACTAGCTAGCACTTTTACCTTAGGACTGCTTAGGTCCAAACCCTTTCGAGTGATTCTATTGTAACACACTTTACAGCATCCTACAATCTCTTATATTGCCATCCACCATGCAACACTATAAAGCGTAGGTGACGTGAAGACTTACCCCATTAAACCTTATGTGACTTTCGTCAAGGATGGTAAGTGTGTACACCTAAAATCTTTACTGTAGGGCTGTTAATCACTGCGCCTAATAAGAGCCTTCATTCTATCACAGTTTCAAGTAACTTTATAAACCCACGTTAGCCCTACGTCTTCAAGCCATTAGGGTTAGAGTATCGTTCTAACCTAGTGCAGTTAATTACTTGTCGCTATTCTAGCATACTTTCTAAGCCTTGCTAGTAGCTCCGAGTCGTAGACTCTAGGCTTCTATGCTTAGCTTATTTAGCATGGCTGTATTGTAGCATACTTTTATTCGCTAGTGTCTACTAGCTTCTAGTCTATGTCTTCTATCTATAGCTACTGTAGAGATTCTTGCTAGTAGTCTATGTCTACAGTGTCATTGTCTCGCTATGTCTATATGGCTAGTCTATTAGTCTATGTCTATGTGTAGTCTGTGACTACTATATATAGCTTCATTGTCTATAGTCTTATGTATAGCTGTATTGTCTATCGTGTGTCAGTAGTCTTATATGTCGTAGTGTGTAGTGTCTTATGTCTACAGTGTGTGTCTGTATCTACTATCCTGCTACTACTGGCTTCGAGTCGTGGACTCTATTTATAGATACGACCTAGCTTACAAGCGCAAAGCTTAGGCCTAATGTATCTATAGCAGGTCAATACTGCGAGTGTGTAATAGGTACCATTCATAAAGTATTTGTCTCGCTATACATTAAGCCTAAGGCAGTAGCCTACTCGCATGGCAAAGCAAAGCGTAAGGCAAACAGATACAGATACCCGCCCGCCCCCACTCACATTGCCAAGCCTAGCCAGTAGGCCATGCAGCTAGCTAGCCCTAAGCCTAATATGCGCCCACCCGCACGCGCGTTATGATAGCACAGCCTAGGCCTAGTCGCAAGCCCTACGAACACGCATGGGGGAAAACTGGGATGGGGACTTTGGGAGGTGCCCCCTCGCTAAGCTATACTAAAATTAGAAATTGCTTAGCTTAGGGCACGCTCTTATACGCCTAGCCTGTAGCCTACAGTAATACGCCAGATTACGCCAGTGTATACCGGTGCTACTACGGTTGTCGCTGTACCAAGTGCAGAAGCTGCTAATCCCGTTGCGCCAAAGTCTAGCTTTACTTCCTTGTCTATACCAATGCCAGCAGCGTCAGCCCCGAAGGTTAGTGCCGGGTTGCCGGGTAGGTTAGTTGTGGTTACCAACACCGGCGTTGCGCTAGCCGTTAGTGCTGCTGTAGCAGACCGCGTAACGCTAATAAAGTCCAGTACGTGCCGTAAGCCAGCAACTGCTGGCAATGTAGCTGTTGCTGCTACACTTACGGCAGCAGTTGCTGTTACCAATAAGGTGCTGGGCTTAGCCACAACAGCGCTGTTAGCGCTAGTTTGGGTATCAGCGTTAGCAACAACAGCTAGAGTACCTGATGTATAAGCAGTTACACGACACCTAACACTACGAAACTGGCCGCATGGCTGTACATATACTACGTTAGTATTGGCTGCTACAAGGCCGATAGACAGGAGGGGCTGACCTGATAAGGGTATAGTGCCCCCAACGGAGGCTACAGCTAAAGGGTATGCGGGTAGTGGGTAGAAGTTAGTCCCGTCTACGCTACCTGCAAACTCAATAGTACCGATAAAGGCTGATGAAATACCCGCCCAAGTTACGTTCTCGTCCCCGTTAACGCTAAAGACAATTTCAGCACCGTTAGTGTTAAGGGTGCCAGAAGCTTCTCGGCGCTCCCGAATAGGGACAAAGTTGTTTAGTAAATTCTTTAAGATGCTCATGATGACATGTGGTAGTGGATAGTAAACGGGCCCGTAATACGGGACTTAGCTGATAGGATAAAGCGGATAGCACCCTCTTCTGCTATGGCTGTAAGGACAATGGAATCATCTACTACTGTGGAGTAGTCGTTCTCCTCGTCTAAACCTTGGGCTAGTGTAGCCTGTACCTTCTTGCTAGCAGTGGCACCACTTACGGTTACAACACCTTGGTACTCCCAGCACGGGCTAGGAACAGTGACTACTACTGTAGTAAGGTGATTGCCACCACCGCCCCCAACGCTAGGTGTTACCCACGCTGTGTTGTAGTCTGTAGCGTCGATCTTAGCAAGAACCTGACCAGCACTACCACCAGTAGGAACCCCCACTCCGTTAGACCCTGCTGGCCCTACTGGGCCTTGAATACCCTGTATACCTTGGTCGCCTGCTGGCCCGGTAGGGCCTTGGATACCCTGAGGGCCAGTATTACCAATAGGACCTTGTGGCCCAGTGCTACCAGTAGGCCCTGCTGGGCCAGTGTCACCTGTAACGCCCTGTATGCCTTGAGGCCCTTGGGTTCCTGTATCGCCTGTAACACCTTGTATGCCTTGTATACCCTGAGGCCCAGTGCTACCAGTAGGCCCCTGAATACCCTGTGGACCTTGCTCACCCTGAATACCTTGAGGGCCGGGGCTTACGTCAGCCAGCGTAGCAATAGTCCCATTCTTATCGGGCAGCGTGAGGGTACGGGTGGTCCCGCTAGTAATAGAACCTAGCTCAAACTTAGCTTGCTTGGTGGCATCTAGGTTATCGAAGAAGGTTAGTACGTTGTCAGTAAAGTAACCCTCGGGCAAGCTACCAACGTAGTTGTAAACGCCTGAGGCGTAGTGGTACAAACCCGCTGGCTTCTTATTGACAAATGGTACACCAGTAGCCGTAAGGACAACGTAGTTGTCGCCCTCTGTTGGGCTAACTGGGAGGTCTGCGTAGGTAGCAACCTCTACATAACTCGTACCAGTAAGCGACCCAACAGGGTTTCCAGCAGCGTCTACTAGCTCGCGTGTAGAGTTAACCAAGAACACGGGGCTAACATTATCTTGCGATAACTGTAACGTAGCTTGCTCTTGTATAGGCACCAATGCCTTACCATTACTCTGGTATAACTGGGCAGGGTCAGTGTCTAAATGGTATACTTTGTACTTGTGTACTAAGAGATCATTACGGTTGCCGCTATTAGCAGCCTGTAACTCGGCGCTAGTGATAGCGTATGTAGTAGAAGGACGTAAGGCACCTTTGCCTGTAGGCCCTGCTACAGCTTCAAAGATAGTCGTCATTGTTTAACCCACTCTCGCAGGCTCTCCTTATCTATGTTACACATAGCCAAGGCTTTACGGTACTCTAGTATAGTCCATACTAAATCTCCGTTAGTCTTGTATAGCTCTACCACCTTAGGGCAATCTCCTAGGAGTTCCTGAGGCGGCAGAACTTTTATGAATTTAGTCGTGCTGGAACAGGCCGGGAGAGCCATCAGAAGGGCGTATAAGAGCCCTCTGCACATCTTCTGGTACATCGGTGTCACTCCATGATTTATTGCGCTGTAGGGCCTCTACGACCCCTTGCTGAGCCTCAGCTAATTTGTGGGCCTGTAGAGCGATTTGTGCCTGTCTGGCTACCAGCACCTTCCGGTCGATCTTTGATTGCTCTGCGGCCTGTTCTAGGGCCTCTGTGAGGCTTTTATTAGAGGCGCTCAGGGCGGTATTGTTGCCGTGTTGGTAGAACAGGCCCCAGATGGACAGCCCAAGTAGGGCTACCAATGTTAAGGTAAGTCGGTTTAGCATTAGTGCCTTTAACTTTATAGTTTCCTGTAGAGCAACCTGTCTCCCAGTGCTTGCGTTCGTCTGCCCTACGCTTAACTAGGCCGGGTAGTTCTCTACCGCCAGCGTAAGTCCACTTAGAGAACTCAGAACCAGCGCCCCAACAATCGTTAAGGTTGATTTTCTTTAGCATAGTGCTTCTAGCAAAGCTAGTTTCGCCTACGTTAAAGACAAAAGATACGAGACTATCGTACTGTTTCTGGGTTAGTGGTGTCTTAACTAGACGCTTAACAGCACTCTCAGCGTGCTTAGTGTCTTGTTTTAGTAGCTCAGCGCACTCGGCTTCGGTCTTAACCTGCCCGAGTTTAGCACTAGATGTGTGCCCAGCGCATACAGTTACGATACCAACTGGGTCAACATAGGCTACGCGCTTCATACCCTCATGCCCTACGATGCCTAAGGCACCGATAGAACTGAGGGCAAGAGCACCAGCAGCTACCCGAGATTTAAGAATCTTAGGTAGTTCCATCGTTATACGATAGCGTTGGTTACAGCAGTAGCAACAAAGGCAATAGCCAAGTTGTTGGATGCGTCTTGCAGCTTGATAGTACCGGGTGTATAGGCAACCAGCACTGCACCAGCCACAAAGGGCGTAGCAACATCAAGATGTACGAATGGCCCGTCGATAGTAACCTTAGTCACAGCCTTAACCTGACCAGTAATGGCGAAGTCGGCTACTGCTGGGACAAACTTATTGCTAAGACCTTCACTATAAGTGAGAGTAATACGATTAGGAGCACTAGTAGCGATACTACGTGCGGCAATAGTAGGAGCAGTAACATCAAGAAAGGACGACAACGCCGTAGCACAGGCAGTGAAAAAATCAGAAAGAGGTTTGGCATTAGAGCTTTTGCCGCCGTTAACAGGAATACCTGCATTGATTTCGACAGAACTGATGGCCTTAGCAGCCTCAATACGGATACGGATTCCGTTAGACAATTGACCGGGGGAGGGGAGAGTATCAACTCGCATAATATTTCCTTTGTTTGGCGGCAGTTTCCTGCGGCACCTATGCCTTTAACGGCGACGTTTAATCATACTGGGTCTGCGATCAGGCTTATCAGTATATCGTTTGTACCCTAATGGGTCGGCTACGCTTAATGCGTGAGCCTTAGCAGCCAATGACGCAAGCAGTTTAGCTTGGTCAATAGCAATAGCCTCAGTAAAGTGGCGTATAGCACCCTCTACTGCGTCTAGTCTATCGTCATGTATTAACGCATTGCGCGTCATACTGATCTTAGCTAGCTGGTAGAAGAAGCTGTAGGTCAGCCTGTTCTGGGCAGAATGAACCATAGAAGTCTCTAGGTCATGCTGGATAGCCTCTTCCGTAACGATCAAAGCACCACGGCCCATTACAGGCTCAATAGTGTTGATGATACGGGCTTCCTTTTGACCAGTAACTAGGTCATCCTCAATGCCAACTGTGGGTAGATGCTTCCGCAATACTGGTGTAAACACAGCACGGAAAGCACCAAAGCCCATGTTCTTCTCAATCTTAACTACGAGAGGGCCTTCTGCCATAGTAGCAAAGGGCTTTAGGCGTAAAGCTAGGGACTCTAACTTACTCTCGTCGTAGCCGCCGGGTAAACCCCCAACGCGAAGCAAGAAGACATTACCGTTCAAGAATCCCACTACTGCGTAGGCTGTCTCGTCGGCATTGGCACCACCGCCAGCAGGGTCAATGTAAGCTACTATAGACGTTAGCTTAGCAACATCCTTACTTACATCGTGCGGAGTAGCGAGCTTATAAGCAAACTCGTGGGCAGCGTAGTCTTTAAGGGTATCCTTGGTCATACCACGAATAACACTCAAAGGGAACTGTCCACCGGGCGCTTCAATCACAGTGATACGCTCAGGCTTTAAGGGGTAGCGTAAGCTATCCATCATTGCCGTGTTAAGCATGTGCTGCAATTGGAAGTAAGCGGTACCTTGGTCACGCTCTTTCTTCTGCAAAGTCTCTTCGTCCAACAAGACGGTATCAATAGGCATACCCTGATCGCTAAGCATACCACCGCCAGTGGCTAACTTGGGGTTAGCGTTAAGGCGAGAGGAGATTAGCGGAGCAAGGGAGTTACCATAGTGCTCCATCTGCTTAGGCGTTGGGTAACGTCCGGGCCAGATGCGGGTAACTACACCCCGAGCAGGTAGGCTATTGTAAATGGACTCCATAGTTTGTGGAGTACCTAGCCAGATAATACGGCCTGTGCTATTGATAGACGTAAAGTCTTTAGTAAGGTGAAGGAGCTTAGCCCGTTGTGTAGGCGTAGCACTATTCTTACTAGATTCAATATCATCAGGGATGAGTAAGTCAGCGCGGCGGCCCTGCAAGTTAGCATCAATGCCAACGCAGTCGATCGACGCACTCTTGTCAATACCCTTAAGGCTGTGGTGAATATCGAAGCCCTCTACAGAGGTACGATCACCAGCGCTCTTATCAGGGCGCATACAGCTTAGCACATCCATGTTCATAATGATACGAACAATGAGTGTAGATATGTCGGTGGCTTGATCGCCACCAGCACTTACGATAAGCACACGACCTTTTGGGCTGTGTAATAGGTACCATACAGCGAAGGCGGCAGCAATCGTAGTCTTAGCCTGAGAGCGCTGGGCCTGCACCATAAGGTACTGTGGACCATAGGCTATGTATCCACCAATGTCCCGCTGAATGTCAGTAGTGCTAAAGCCGAGTTCATCCATCACATCCTCAAGGAATGGTGGGAAGTCTCGATAGTGTTGCTGGACTAACTCAAGCTGCTCCCATCGAGCAGCAGCTTGGTGTACGCCTTCGCGGGCCTTCATTGCAGTTGGCCCATATCAAAGCGAGAGGTATAGTCATCAGCCACACGGTCTAGCGTAGCCTGTGGGAGCTTCTTCTGGCGGCGAGCTTTAAGGGCATCACCGAGTTCACGGAGAGCAGCATTATCCTCAGCGTCTGCTGTGATATTATTGTTCTTAAGAAAAGCTATGGCTGCACCCAGTAAGGCTGGGCTAGGCCGGATGAGCTTCTCTTGTTCATCTTCTACTACAGTGTAGCCTTTAACTTGTTCAGCTAAGGCAGTAGCAACACTCTCATGGAGGTTGCCTAAGGCAATGGTACTAGCGCTCATTACGGCGACCTTTACGTTGTCTCCACCACTTGTCACGCAAGAGGAAGAATAGTTGTAGGAGGGTGTACACTAGCGTAGCTAGCATAACCATATCTGGGAGGCCCACACCGAATAGGGTGAGCCCACCCACTGTAACTGGAGGACTAGCCCGTAGGACTTCCTCAGCTAAGTTGGTGTGGGACTCTGGTTGCATTTATTTCTCTAGGATAGAAGTAGTAGTGATAACCCGCAAAATGGCTACGATAGCTGCAATCACTTGCATGGCAATCATTTGCTGAATGGGTGTGAGGTTAAACACACCAATGTACTGGGCAAACAGTGGCAAGATAGCCAACAAGATTGCAAAGACGATGGTGCGGGATTTTAGGAGCTGAATTAAAGTGGTCATATTAGATGCTGTAAGTAATTTGAATACGCAAGGTGTCGCCGTTCTTCCATGTGTGTGGTTGAGTTGGTGACATACTTGTGCCTCCGTTGTCGAAGTACACACTCACGCTGGTAGAACCGGGGACAATGATTGCAGAACCAACCCGATAGGAAACTCCACTGTTCAAGGCCCACACTGAGCCAACGTAGGCAATCGACGAAGCTGCGGAAGTAATCGGGATTGCGAATGCATACTCACCAGCACCAAACGTTGTTGTAGACCCCATTGCAACGCCAATAGTCGCTGTGATAGTCTGACCTTTGCGGATAAAGAAACCGGACAAGCTGCCGTTGCCAATTGCCGGGTTCGTTGTTCCTGCGGTCCACGTTGGGGTATATGCTTGATTTACCACATCAATGC